ACGGACAGGTCGTCAAACCCAAGCCCGTCACGCCCGTCCTTGCCGTGCGTCCCATCGACGCCGTCTCGGCCGTTCAGACCGTCAAGGCCTTTGTCTCCCTGAGCGCCTGGCGCACCGTCGCGCCCATCCCGTCCAGCCTGACCCGCTGGGCCCATCGGGCCAGTCTCTCCGCGCGGTCCCGGCTCGCCTTTCTCGCCTTTCTCGCCCTGCGGGCCGGCTGGACCCATCGGGCCCTCATCCCCGTTCTCACCGTCCGCACCAGCGGAGCCTGGCTCTCCAGGCTCGCCTTTCTCGCCCTGCGGGCCCATCGGACCGCAGTCCCCAGGCGACCCAGGATCGCCCTTGTCGCCTTTCATGCCTGGTGCACCAGGCTCACCAACTGGGCCCTGAAGCCCTGCCGCACCGTCGAGGCCCTTCGAGCCGTCCGGCCCGCGTTCGCCGCGCGGACCAGGCTCGCCTGGATCGCCCTTCGGCCCAGGCACGGCCTCGCGGGCTTCGAGCGACGCGATGCGGGCCCGAATCGGATCCAGCAGCGTTTTGACGCGCGCACCGAACATGCGGCCTAAAGCGATGGGATCGGTCACGCTGCGAACTCCTCGAACGCTTGAACGGCCTGTGCCATTCGATCGCCCTCATCGCAATCAGGACACGGCAGCTGTCCAACCGGATCACCCATGGAGCGTTCTGGGAGCAGGCCGACGCCTCCGCATGTGGCGCAGAGAGATTTCGTGTGCTGTCCCGTCGTCGGCGGCTGCACGATTGGCGGCGCGGGTGGCGGCGGCGTTGACGCCGGATCGTCGCTGCCGAGCTTGTCGAGCGGCCAGTTCTGACGCTGCAGGTAGACCCTATCTCCCCCGGCCACCTTCGGCCGGTTGAAGCGCGCGCGCGCTTCGTTCGGCATCAAAACACCGCCGACGACGCCCTTGGTGGCACTCTCCATCTGGGCTGCCGAATCCATGCGCAGGAGGCCGTCCAGGTCGAGCTCCAGGTAGAGCGGCGGCTGAATGCCGAGGCCTTCGGCCAGCGTCAACTCCAGCGACTCGATCTGATACTGCAGGCACTGGCTGTAGTACTGCTGGCTCAGCGCCTCGATGTTGTTGTAGTTGGGCGGCGGCCCGACCCCGACCATGTACGACGGGACATGGAACGTCGAGCAAATCTTCTCGTCGCCCCACTTCAACTGATCGATGAGCTGCGAATCGACAGCGCTCATCGACATCTTCTCGAACTTCAGCCCGTCGCCGACGACCGCGATCTTGCCGACGTTTTCACCGCCGGAGAAGTTCCGCTCCCACGTCTCTTCCAGCCGCTTCGCGGTCACGTCGCTGATAAGCCCTGGCCCCGTCAGGATGCCACTCGGCTGAATGCCGCGCTGAAACCAGCGCGTCGTGTTGTGCATGATCTGCAGGCCTTGCACCGACGCATGGCCGCTGGCGTAGACCGGCGACAGCCCGACGAGCGGGTGATAGAGCGAGAACATGATGTCGTGAATGATCTCGCTCGCCGGGACGACCGTGTGCGCTTCCGTGACCCCAGACAGCAGATCCTGCTGCAGGCCGTAGAACACGTACCCGCCAGGCGAGATCAGGGGCCTCACGCGGAGCGGATCCAAGAGGTACAGGCCACTCACCACGCCTCGCTTGTCGCGCTGCTTCAGCGCGTAGGCATTGCCGCGCGTCAGCTTGGAGATGATCCAGTACGTGAGGAACTGGATGCGGTTCTGGTACTCGTTGGGCTTGGTGAGCACGGGTGAGTACGCCGGATTCGTGACCTCCGTGCAGATGCCGTCCGCGTCCTCGGAGACGAGCTTGAGGCGCAGCTTCGCGATGTCACCCGCGATGAGCGTGACGCAGGCCCAGAAGGTCGGATGCGTCAGCGCATCCTGCACCGGTGTCGTGACGCTCCGCTGCCATGCGCCGGCAAAGCCTTCGCGGATGAACGGCCACCAGCCGATCGTTGATGGCGGAACGGTCGTGACGAGATCGGCGCGGCCGGCGTCTTTCGTTTCCGAGGGGCGCCAGCGGAGATCGATCGGGCCGAGGCGCATCAGTCCTCAGCGCGCATGTCGCGGCGATGGTGACGGCCGCTCCGCGGGGCCACGGCCGGCACGGGCGCGCCGGCAAGTTCGGCTTCGGTCGGCTGGCGCGCAATGCCGAACGAGATGAGGAACTGGCCCTCGTCTTCGGTCGCCTCGAACAGACGGCCGGCGGGCGTGCCGTTGGGGATGTCTTTCAGTGCGAAGAACTTCACAACCACGACCCTCCCAAGCGCGGGAAAGACGAACGCCTGGAGAGAGGACGGCGCCTCTCTCCAGGCTGTGTGACCGCTTCGCGGCCTACGCCGAGTACGCCGCCGGCGAGATGTAACCCACCGCAGTCGACCGACGCATCTTCCAGGTGATCTCGCGCTCGGCCTTCAGGCCAAGGAGGCCCGACTGCCAGAGCGAGACCATCGACGCGCCAGAGCCGCTCGTGCCGCTCTGCGCCGGCGCGTCAGACATTTCGAGCGAGGCCTGGTCGCTGGCCTCGAGCGTGACCACGCCGTCATCGGCCATGTAGACCTCGGACGCCTTCACCGCCACGATCGAGTTCGTGGACGGCGAGCCGACGCCCTGCAGGTTCTCCGAGGCGATGACCGGAAGGCCGCGGAGCTTGCCACCGTTCACGCTGATGTCGGGGAAGTACGGGAAGCCGAGGCTCGTCGTCATGAGCGAGATCGAGAGCGCCTGGGACCCCGACATGATCAGCACCACGTCGGACGTGTCCAGGTTGTTCGTGGTGAACTGCTTCAGGAGCGTCTGCAGGTCGGTAATGAGCCCGGCCGCAGTTGCCGCCGTCGGGGCCACCGCCGCGACGCCGTTGGTGATCGAGGCCGGCGACACGTTGGCCGACACGGCCTTCGCGGGATCGATGAAGTCGACGTCGAGCTTCGTGTTGATCGCCCTGGCGAGGTCGTCGCGCACCTTCGCTTCGGCCGACGGGTTCGAGAACCGAATCTCTTCCTTCGTCAGCACCGCGAGCGCCGCGACCTTCGCCCAGGTGAGCGAGGTGTTGAAGGACGTCGCCTTGCTCAGCGCGGCCGGCAGGCCTTCTCCCACCCAGTTGCCCGTCGTCCCGGCGCTGAAGCCCGAGACGCGCACGTTGAACGGCACGCGATGTAGTTTAGGGTAATCAGGGCCGCCGCCAGGGTTCGGGCCACCGAACTTGCCGATGACCGAGCCCGGACGCAGGTACTCGATGAAGTCATCGAGCACGTTGTACGGCACGAGGTCGTCGGCCCAGTGCGAGACGTCCGCCGCGCCGGCGCCGACGGCCGTCTTCTGGAACTGCGCCTCGATGTACTTGTCGAGGCCGCTGTCCGGGTAGTGGCGCCGCGCGAGCGACATGGCGTCGCTCATGCTGCCCTTCGACGCCGCGACGCACATGGCGTAGCGCGCGAACGCGATGCCCTTGTCGAGCGGACGGTTGATGACGCGGACGCCCGTGGACCGCGAGTGGCTGCCGTCGACCGGCGATCCCCCACGCACCGGGGCCGCCGCCGACTTCTCACGCGCTTCCATGGCGCGCAAGTCGACGATTTCCGAGTCGATCGACTTCAGTTCCGCCTCGAGGTTGTCGAACTCTTCCTTCTCCTCGGCGTTCTTGGCCCGGCCTTCGTCCAGCGCCTTCTGCTGCAGCTCGGCCTGGCGAGCCGCCTTCGCCGCGCGGGTCTGCTCCCACGTGGTGATCTGCTCGGTCAAGGTCTTCTTCATGGTTCGGTCCTGATGACGCATCTTCACGATGCGACCTGAAGCACCCGTGGCGCCGGGCGTGGTGATCTGCGTGACCGGCCGAGCCGATGCGGGGCCGACATCGCAGGATTTGATCATCTGAATCGAGGCTTCCGCATTCGCGGGGATGGTCACGGCGGAGAGCTCCAGCCATTCCCACTTCGTGAACCGGATCCCGCCGCCCTCGATGAAGGCGTACTCAAGGGCGTTGAAGCCGACGGAGAGCCCGCGGACCAGGCCGGCCTTCATGAGCGCCCAGGCGTTGTCGATCTGCGGGAGCACGTTCTTTGCGATCTGCGCGCGAATCTTGATGCCGGCCGACGTGACCGACGCGGCGATCACCTGACCGATCGGCTGGTCGGAATCGTGCTGGTAGAGCAGCGGCAAAGGCAGGCTGTATTGGCACCCGTCGGGCTCGACGATGTCGCCCATCCGATCGGTCGATGGCGTCGAGGCGATGCCTTCGATGATGCGCTGCTCCTCGTCG